TCTTTTTTACGATACTTGCTAAATCTTCAAGTACGCCTTCGACAACAATCTCTGACTCAGCTTCTTCATAGACTTCTTTATCTTGACCTTCCTCACGATCGGCTTCACGCTTCTTTTTCTTCTTACCCTTGATCTCGCCAGAAAACTGATCATCTGGTGCGACAGGATGGTCACGCTTGTCAACGATATGTTTGTCTAAAAAATTCTGCTCATCTGGAGACTTTGGTTTATCTGTAGTCTCAGCGAGCATTTCCTTAAAGCTTTTCATTGCTGCCCCTTACTCTTCGGTTGTTTCCGCTTCTACGTCTACTTCAGGCTCTTCGATTTCTTCTACCTTGCCTGAAGGATACATGTCAGCATATTTCGTTTCGATAGCAGATGTCATTTTGTCTGCCATAATGTCTTGGAACTTAGACTCAAACTCAGTTGCGTCTTTGTCCATTGCATGTTTAATTAATTCTTTCACGCTCATTTACTATCTCCTTGTTTATATACTTATTTATATTCTTTTACAACTAGTCTATACAATCTTGTGTTCTGCGCCGAAATCCATATCCGAGCTGGAATCATCGTCATTTTCAGAATCTTTTTCTTCTTCATCCTTAATGGCTTTATCCATACTCTCAATTTCGTCTTCGTTCATATACAACACATTCTTGCGTACCCAGTCTTGCGAGTAGTACTTTCCAGTGTACTCATCAATGTCTCTGAGTAGCCCTAGTCGTTCTCTCAAAATCTCACTTGTTTTCAATTCTTCAAAGTGATTATCACTCATGAAGTCATAACGGAGATTAGATTGAATTTTAGCCCAATCTTCAGGAGCAATAACTCCTTTCAAAATTAACTGTTTCTCTAGTAGTTTGTCAAATAGCGTAGAGAACCTTGCTCTTAGTCTACTGATAAACTTACTAAATTTAATCTCATCTCTGGATATCTCTGAGGCTCTTCCTAAAGAAAACCCTGCATCAGATTCCATTCTTGAGATGGGAACGTTCAATGATTTCATCAAACGCTTCTGAAAATATAATACATCATCAAGTTCGCCTAAGTTCTGACCGCCAGGTAGAGTAGTGATCTCTGTCCCTCTGCCGCCTTCACGTCTAGGTAACCAAAAATCATCAGTCATAGACATATGCCTACGATCATCTTTAACGTCACCTGTTGCCATATCATAGACTACACGATTCTTGTGCTTAGTCATCATATCACGTAGATACTGCTCTGCCTTCATCTTAGGCAAATTACCTACGTCAATATAAAAGATACGTCTTTCAGGCGCTCTTGAAATTCTGTAAATAACAACTGCGTCTTCCATCATACGCAATTGGTTTAAAGGCTTGTATGCCTTATGTAAATGTGATAGTACTAATGTACTATTTTCGTTAAGTAGTCCAGAGTTAGCGTTTACAATTGAGTCTTTTGCAATCTTAAGACCTGCCATTCCTCCCTGAGTACTACCATCTGCAAAACTTTGTGGCTTACTGCCACTGATATTATTAAATCCTTTTTCACTATAGACATAATATTCGTTCTTAATCTTCTTTGCTATAGCTTGGTTATCTTTTTCACCAATCTTTTCGTTCTTATATTCACGCACTTTTCTTAGTTTGCGTGGATCAATGTATCGTAATTCTTGAATGCCCTTCTTAGGAGCTTTAATATCAATCATCACATGATAGTTGATTCTTCCGTCAACGTACCACTTTTGAAATGTTTCGTATCCAGTATTAGAGAAGTCTAGTAGCTTAAGTACGCCATCGAACTCTTCTCTAATCTTTTTCTTAATGTTATCAGGCTGTTCTAAATCGTCTGTAACACACTCAACGACTTTTTGGTCGTTTGAGATTGAAATTGCTTCGTTTACTACATCGTCAATGGCTTGAGATACCTCAGGCTGTTGCATCATAGTTCTATATTTCTGTACAAGTTCTGCTTCTGACTTTGCAGTACCGTCCATATCCAAAAAAGTACTGATCCCAGTACCAGTTGCGGCGATATTTACAGCGCCGTCATCAGTTTGCGGTGTAACGAAAGATGGAATGTTGTCATTCTCATCCTGTTTCCGCTTTATTTCAAATCCAAATAAATCCATAGTTAATCCTCTAATAGAGGGAGAGAAAAACTCTCTCCCCTAATTATTGTCCAATTAAGCGTTGGTGCCGCCGGTGCCAGTAATGCCACCATCAACGTTCCACCAATCGTATTGGAATGTCACATCAAATCTTTCAATGTCGTCCGTAGTGTTCCAATCCATAGCAATAGAAGCTACTGCTGTTGGGAACAGACCATTAAAGTTATACGTTCTCAACGGTACACCAGTTTTTGAGTACTGAGTAATCTGTGCTTGTGACTTATACTCTGAACTCGCCGCTGTTGCCAACTGTCGTGTATTACCTTCGTGTGCATTGATTGAAGCCATCCAGTTTTCCATCGCATTGCGAATTAGGAAGTCTTCATCATTCATGATAGTAACAGTCCATTCAGCGAATGTTCTGTCACCTGCGATTTTTACTTTACGACCGAAATACGGAATCTCGATTGTGCCCAGAGTACTCTCTGGAATTGCTGCCGCCTGTACCATGAAAGGTGTTTTAAGATCGGCTATTGCATTTACAGGGTTTGTAATCTGTACTTGAAATAGCGATGCTTTAGCACCCCCGAAGGTCAGTTGGCTTTTAATTTCATTAATGTTGAAAGCCATTATTCATATCTCCTTTGATTAATATTTATTAAAACTGACCTACTACTTCAGAAAACTCTACGCCCGATCTAACGGCTACAAAGTTAAGCTGAATGAAGTTGATAGAACGTGCTGGCTTGATATAGATATCGCCAACAAATTGGTTACTATCAATGACATTCGAAGTGTTGTTAGTTTCGTCACAAACAACTCTGAAGTCATAGATACCACGTCTACCTTGAACATCTCGCAAGAAAGGCTCAACTAGGTTCTTGAACTGGGCTCTCGTAAAGTCATCGTTGAACTCAAACAATGTAGACTTAGCGGCTACACCGATTGCTTTCTCTAGTACGATGAACAGTCTACGCACGTTGATTCGATCAAATGCAGATGTTGTTGGTGCATTTGTCTTATCACCAAACAAGATAGTACCTTGACCTGGCTGTGTGATAACTGGGTTAATCTTGCTCTTGTAGAGAACATCTCTTTCAGCTTTAGAAGGGTTCAACTGTAACTTGACAACGTTTTTAATGTTGCCTCTACTGTAACCAGCAGGTGAGAACCAAGGGTCTCTTACGTCATCTGTTCTGGCGCAAAGACCAGCAATGTCAGCGTTCAATGGAATCCAGCGATATACATCTGAGTACTTGTCATACTGATATTTATATCCGCTGTCAATGACTGCAAAAGTGGATGCTGTCAGCGTATTTGCAAAAGCAGTCATCTCAGCAATAGTCGGGCTAGCGTCATATTCAGGTGAGATAAACGCTATACAATCTTTACGTACTTCACAAATATTATTAATAATGTGATTGGCAAGGACTGCTCCTTTTGCTTTACCTTGAATAATGAGTGATACGTCTACATCAGCTGGATCTCTATATAGGTTATATCCAGGCAAAAGATCGGCTGTAGTAATAGCAACTTCATCTTTACCATCAGCGCCTGTAGTCAGTGTCGCTTGACTGTAAGTTAGTGATCTTTGCAATACTGCCTGAGCTGGAGTACATTTGATCCAATCTGAACGATTTTCAAAAACGTCCGGTGAGAAGTTAGTGGAACCATCTGCACTAACTGCTCCTTGTTGAGTATCGATATCCTCATATCTCTCTAAGATTGTTCCTGCAGTACCAGTAATTCCGCCATCGATATCACGTACAACAACGTGTATTCTAGTAGAAGTCGAAGGGGCACTGTCAAATAAATCTGCATCTCCCCACTGCGTTTTATAGCCGTTTGAAGTCTCAGAGTAATTTGCTCCATTAATAGGATTATATCTTCTGTCGAAGGTAACCACTCTCTGGAATTTACTGCCGTCGTTAGCGTCTGCTGTAGCGGTCGCTATCGAACTGACTACAAGTTCTATTCCGTCAGTGAGAACAATTCTAGTGCCTATTGTGAGGTAAGCATCTGCGCTGTTTGCGGCAGTTAGATTTGATACAATACCCTCATTTGAATATGCAGTGATATCTAATCTATCTGCTCTTTGCGTAGACACAAAGTTAGCTGGACCAGTACAGGATGATACTTGAATAGAGTTACCTAATTTACCTTTGTACTTTGCTAAAAAGTTCACACCAGTTGCAGCCGCGGCTGTACTATCAGTTACACGTGTTACGTACAGTGCATCACTATACGCTAAAAAGTTTGCGGCAGAAAACCATGTTTCATGGTTTGTCCACAATGTGGTGAGACCAGCATCTGTGTAGTAAGAAGCAGGCTTGCCAAAGCGATTAGCTAAGTCTTGCTCTGATGTTACTAGGATACGTTGATCTTCTGGACCCCAACGAAAAACACCTGCGATAGCGCCTTCAGTTGTTGCTACAGCGGGGACGACATTTGTTAGGTCGATTTCGCTGATATTAACGCCTGGACTTGTTTGAAAAGCCATTTCTCATTTCTCCTTGTTTATTTTGTAAGTTATAAACTTCTTTATTTCTATATTTATAAAAACAGCAATTTAGTAGTTTAACCACCGGGCTGTTCCTATCTGCTCATCGTCAAGGATATCCTCGTCATAAGTGTTGAAACCAATTGGTAGAAGGCTTTCCATAAGTTCTTCTTCGTTCCTTGATCTGAGTTTATCGATAGTATTTATGTCTGTGACTTCTTTGAAAAACGTTTGATCAGTCATCCATCCGAATAACACTAGACACATAACCAAATCATCGTGTGTTCCAGATTCTGCTTCATAAGAATTGCCACGTCTGGAGAATGTCGAAAGTTCATTTATTGTTCCGAAGTCGTTAATAATTAACTGATCTTGCTCAATCAACATTTTGAGCATATTACAGCCGATAGACTTCACATTTTTTGTAGTTCTGATTCCTTTATCTGCGGTTTTTGAAAACCCAGTGGACAATCTTTTGCCCGCTCTTCCTGCTGACTCTGTATACATTAGCGTTTCAACTTCAAATTCATAATGCAACACTTCTGATACTTGTTCGCCAATGTCGTTTACCTCTATCAGAGTATAAGCCTCGTTATATCTCTCTATACTTCTATATATGATTTCAGCGTAGTCAATAGG